CTCCACCTTGTTTCTATCACCCCCCCGTGCAAGCAGCTGTGATGCTTGTTCAATGCACATCCTCGCCCTCTCTTGCGGCAACCAAGGATCTTCAGCACCAGGGGCACGCGCCAATATACTCGTGACCAATCGGCTTGGGTAACCTCGAACACCCTTCCGTCCAATCACCAAACGCAAAAACTCAACGTAATCTCTGTTGATATTGATTTTGGTATCTTTGATCACATATTTCAGCAAGTTATAAACAGAGACAATCGCACAGGCAGATGCTTCATCAGCTGCAAAGGCCGCGATATCATCCCCAGAAAATTGCTCGACCCCTATCCCCAGCACATGGAACCCAGCCTGCTGCACCCATTTGGATATGCTCTGATATTGTCCGAAATTCACAATGGTATCAAGGATGGCAGTCCAACTCCACCCAGAAGGTATTCCATTAACTTCAGAAAACACGTCTCCAAACACATCAACTGTTGCAGACTCAACTGCCTCCATTATCAACCCCATCACTCTCACCAACAGTGCCTGGTCATCGGGATGGCTGCGCCGGATGACCCACAACATCAACTGTTCCATTGCGAACATTTTTATTTCTTGTTCAACCTCATGATCAAACCCGGTTTGGTCCAGAGACACACCAACCACCTCTCCTGTCTTCATCAACATTATTGTATCCAATGTCCAACGTTGGACTGCAGCTCTCGGACTCAATAATGGGGTGTTCGGATGAGACTGGACAATGCGATTGAGAGCCACCAAGAAAAAATTCATCTGCAAGAACATCTCAAAATTCGAATTCACCAACAACCGCCATTTCTGAGTCTCTTGTAGTTTTATGAAAACTTTATCCTTGATACTTTTGTTTGTTGTGAATACTTCGTAAATTTCTTCATATGTCATACTCAGTGCAGTGTTCCACTTCACCTTTGGCAATTTCACCTTTCTACCCCCAACCTCACCCACCAACCGCCTCCCTGATGATGAACCATCCCCACTCCAATAGAATGGATTCCTCAGATACTCATCAACACGCAGTGTCCGCACAGTTTCGCGTTCAACCATCCTTGCAAAGAACTCTTTTATACCCTCCTTTTGTCCTGTGTCATGATCAAACAGCATGCATCTATGACTGTGCTTCGTACCCAACCACACTCGAGCATCCACTGCGAGTGATGCCTTCACTTTCTCATCCGCAAACTTAGGCATCTGATACCACCCTAGTGTGCTTAGATCGACATAAGGCATCCAGTTCTCTGACCACTGCCAACCATACATTTTCGCCCCATTAGTGATGT